GGATCCGTTCTCTTGGACGGAAGTTGGCCCTCTCGGGGTCAATGACTACTCAATTACGCGGCAAAACCGCGCTCTGCAGCAGCCAATTCGGGTTTACAGCAGGGACGAAGAGCAGCTCGCAAAGCAGTGGAGCGACCTTCGGGAAGCGCAGGAGCTGGGGCGAGGGACCGGGACCGTCAGCGGGCAGTGGACCGGCTGGAATACCCCGGAAGCGGTCCAGTTACCGATCCAGGTGCCCCGTGGGCCGGGTAGCTCGAGCCTTAATCGGCTGCTGGCGAAGCCAACCAAGGACCGGTGGGTGTCCACAGCGGAAGCACCCAGCGCCAGCACCAAGACCGCCCTGGCTGACCTGCTGGCGGGCATCAGGGATCGGGCTGTTTTTACCGACCCAGCGATGCTTTCGGGGTCATTTAAGACTGGAGTCCTCGGCAAAAGACCGGTCAAGTACACGCTGAGCAGCGGAGACTTAGCAGTTTCCGATCTCGCCGACTCGCCAAATGTTGCATCGGTCTACGAATCCCTCGCAGGCCCCGCTCCTGGCGCGGCTTGGTCTGACGAGAGGAGTCGATGGGAGTATCAGGATGGAACTCCGGCCGAAATCTTTGAAATTGACTGGACGACAGGGCTGCCCTCTGACACCCCGGTCTACATGCGCGGGCAAGCGGGGGTAAATCGCAGTGAGCGAGGCGCACTGAATGCGGATACTGGCGGTTTTTCCAGTGTTGACAACGCAAGTGAGAATTTGAAGGATAAAAGCAAGCAGATTGGCGTCGAAATGAACCCGTATGCAACAAAAGCGGTCGTTTTTTCCAATGGAGATGGCACTTTCTCGCTTCGATCGATAGATCCGTCGGCGGCTGTCGGGCAGGAAGTGGTCAATGCGGACAGCACGGCCGTATGGGACAGAGGGAGGGATCTGCCGCTGGGCTCAGCAGTCCGCGCTGTCATGAACGAGACGAAAACCCCGGTGCTGACCAGGTCCAAGTTGATTGAGGCGTACCGGCAGGGGCAATTCAAGCCGCTGCCGCAGGGCAAGAAGGAGGGCACCTTGGTGGGCTACCTGGACAACCCGGCAGGCGGCGAGGCGTTGCCGGTTTATGCGCCCAAGGATCGCGATAAGAACCCGCTGACGACCATCATGGACGTCGCCACCCGGAGCGAGAGGGGTGCGGCCGAGGTTTCCCAGGTTGAGGAGCAGATCTACAGGGTTGGAGAACCGCTGAATCGCCGGCAGAAAGAGCTCCGGGAGGGGCTTCAGGACTCCATGCCGGTGCGGCGGCGCATGATGCCGCAGAAAGGGCGCCCCGTGGGCTACGGCAGCCTGGCTGGCGCCCTGAATGACTACCGCGTCCTGCCAGCAGAGTGGAGCGTCGCCGGGACCGCGGAAGCCCCCTTGCTGCTTGACACGTATAGCTTGAGCGCTGAAGATTTGCGCGCGCGAGCTCTCGCGTTGAGAGGGCAAGTAGCCCAGACCGCTGGTGCTTCGCTGCCGGAAAGCAGCAGGCTCGATCTTTACCGGCCGGGCAACTCTGCGCCGACCCAGTCCCTGGTCCCCGAGGTCGACGATGGCGGGCGTTACACCGGGCGGTTCCTGCCGATAGCCAGGGGGGAGGAGGGCCCCGCGGTTCTCGTCAGCGATGCCCTGCAGAGGACAAAGGGTGAGGAGTTTGGGCAGAGGCAGGGCCTGAGTCAGTTTGATGCCGGACTGGAGGGAACCGCCAGGCGCGTCGGCGAGGGCGACTTCATGCAGTCCCCCTCGACCGCTGACGGCACGCGCTTGGTCGCTCGCCTGGTCATCGCGGGCAAGATCACGCCGGAGCAGCTCGTGAACGATTCGCGCATTGCGCCCCTGTTCCGCCCCGGCAGCTACGCCAGGAAAGTCCTGAAACAGGAGGTCATCAGCGAATCCAACGGGGCGATGCGGCTCGAACTTCCCGACGACGCTCCGATCAGGGGTGGCCGCGAGGAAAACACCGCGCAGCTGGCACTGCAAATGGCCGACGGCCGTCCCGTGGCGTCGCTGCTGCCGGATCGGATGGCCCCCCTGAGTCGCTACCTGCAGCGATGGGAGGGCGAGACATCAGGGGTGAGCCCTCAGTCCCAGCCTGCGCAGGCCAGCGGCGTTTATCAGCCCTACCTGCGCGGTTTTGGCGAAAAGGGTTGGCCAGGGAGGGAAAGCATCGCCGAGCAGCTCATCCGACAAGCCAACGACCAGACCTGGCTGTCCCAGTACGGTGGCATTTCCGGGGACCCGTCCAAGCGGGACCCCAGGGAGCTGTCCCGTGAAATCGCGGAAACCAGGCTTCAGCTAGAGCAGGAGGCGAGAGAGGCCAGGCTCCAGGCTGCCGCCCAGTACGGAGAATCTCTGCCCCCCGACGTGGAGGACGAGCTGGGCGCCCTGGACTGGCGTGCGGCTCGCTACCGCGCCGAGAATCCGGGCCTTGGGGCCAAGCAGGCCTCCCTCCTCCAGCGGGCCCCCGAGCCGGTCGCCGCCGCAGCTGCGCCCCAGGAGCGCCTGGCTGCCTGGCTGGCGAGCAGGGCCAGCAGCCCGCTGCCGCGGCCGGTCGCCGCCCAGCCGACGCCGGAGACACTGGCTCGCATCGAGGCTCGCCTGGCGGAGCAGGGCGTATCCCTGGGCTCGCTCACCGCCCTTTCGCAATCCTTGGCCGAGAATGCAGGCCCTGCGCAGCTGGCGCTGCAGATGGCCGACGGTCGCCCCGTGGCGTCGCTGCTGCCGAATCGGATGGCCCCGCAGCGCCGCTACTTGCAGCGATGGGAGAACGAGATGGCGACCGAGGATCCCTGGATTCAGCCTGTCCAGCCCAGTCGGGACTATCAGCCCTACCTGCGCGGCTTTGGGCCGGAGGCCGTGCGCAGGATTCCTCCTGCGGTCTCAGGCGCGCGGGTGCGGGCGGCTGGTCCCTACGACGATGCGCCCTATTACACCGCCAGGCGCCCGGCTGTCTTCGGTGGCGTCATCCCGGAAGGCCAGCTCCCGCTGCCTTGGTAAGCAGGCGCTGCGCTTTCCCTAGGATGCACTGATGCCGGAGTCCACCCGTGGCGTTTGATCTGAACGGCAACCAGGGGAAGTTCAGAGAGGCCCGTGGGCGCGCGAATGAATTTGTGCAGAAAGGGCTGGAGAACGCTCGCATTCGGGAGCAGCGTCGCGATACCGGTGCCGGCCCACTGTTTTACGCCACCGGTTCGCCGGATAAGACCGAATCGCAGCAGTTCTACCAGGTGGGCCTGCTCTCTCCCTTCAGCCAGGCCGTCCAGGAGAACCCGGACTACTTCGGCCTCTTCCACGACCGGTGGGACGCCTTCCTCAGCGGCCTTAACGGCGGCGGCTCTTCATCCGCCTGATTCGCCATGCTTCGTTTCGCTGGACTTGCTGGACCTGCCCTGAGGGCCCTCTACCCCGCCTTGCGCCAGGGCTCCCTGCGTTCGGCGGCGACCTGGAGAAAAGCGGCTCCCGACATCGCTATGGACCTGGTGCCCAACGCACTGTTCGCCGGCATGGCAGGTGCGGCGCTGCCCGGCGCGGACCCGGCAACGGGCTTCGAGGGGGCCACCATGGGCGAACGCTTTGGCGCGTCGTTCCTCGACGCTGCGATTTCAACTCCGATCGGCGTGGCCGGCCGCCTCGCTGGCGCCGGCGTTGCTCGCGGGCTGCGCAACATGCGCGGCGGTCGGCCGATCTCCCCCGAATGGGAGGCGGGCATCCAGGGCGTGACTGGCATGGGGGCCGAGGTGGGCCTGTTGGGCTCCGGGCTGATCCCCAATCCCTTCATGAATAGGGCTTTCGAGCGCTACAACGCGGCCTATGCCCGGGCAGAAGAAGAGAACCAGCGGGCCCTGCGCGAGCAGATCGTCGCTGAAGAGCGCGAGCGGATGATGCGCGAGCAGAGGGCCCTGGAGTACGGCGGCCTGGGTGCCGCGCTCAGTCCATTCGGCTTCGGGGGCTTCGGGTGATGGAGATGCCGAAGATCCCGCGGACAGGCATGGGCCTGCGTGATGTGTTCGCCCACGCCTGGCGCGCCAATCCTCGCGCTGGGGCGTCTCGCGATGAGGATCTCAGCCCTTTTGAGATGCTGTTTCAGCGATCTCAGGCGATCGACTACGCCCGCCAGGTGATGCCTGGCTGGATGGGCGGCTACGGCAAGCGGGGCATGGCCGACTTCGACAGTCGGCGCAGCAGCGACGCCCGCATGCGCGAGAACACGGTGCGCGTCGGTGAATATCCCCAAGGCGTGCCGACCGACGGGGGCGTCGCGGCGGAGGCCGCCCGCCGGGCAGCCCAGGCTGCTGGCGTCGCCGCAGCTGACGCGACCAGTCAGGGAGGCCTGAACGTCTGGTGGTTCGTCAACGCCGCCCAGGCCGCAGCACAGGCCGCTGGGCAGCAGGCCATGCACGGCCGGTTGCGGGGACTGGAGGGAGCGCCGGCCGGGGCACCATTCAGCCGGCAGCACTACGCCGTGTCGGCCACGTTCCCACTGGCGCTTGGAGCCAGCGCCGCGGTCGGCAACCTGTTCCGCCAGCCCGGCTATACCGCCGTGCTGCCCAGTGAGGACGATCGCCGCGAGTCGGAGAATCCGCTGATGGAGCAGGGCCTGCGGGCCATCGGCATGACGGGGCGCCTGCTGCCCTACGACGAGTTCGTCAAGGAGCGGCCCGACGTGTCGCGCGGTGAGTACGAGGCCTACAAGGCCTACCTCTTCGGGAGCCCGATGCCGGTGAAGTTCAACCCAGACGGCATCCACGGCGCCGAGGTGAACCTGCTGGGCAAGTCGATCCCCTTGCTGACCGGCGTGCTGCCGGTGGCCGGCGGCGTGGCTGGCGGCGCCATCGGACTGCGAATGGCGGGCAAGCGCCTGGCGGCCCGCGGCCCGGGCCCTGGCGGTACCGTGCGCTTGAACCAGTTCCAGGTGCTGGACAACCGGAGGGCACGGATCGAGAGCCTGCGGGAAAGCCTCAGGCGGGACAAGCTGGACCCCGACGACGCCAAGGGCCTCCTTCAGGAGCTTGATGAGGCCCAGGTGGACGAACTCCGCCAGCGCAACTTCATCGAAGACCGGCTCCTGGCCGGATCTTTGCTGGGCTCCAGCGCAGGACTCGGGATCACCGGTGCCGGGGCCATGCTGCTGGAGCAGATTCGCCGGGCTGGCAACGCGGAGGAGAACCGCCGCCGGCAACAGGAGAAGATCGCAGCCGAATCGCCCGCCTAGAATCGCAGGAGCGCTTGCCACAGCATTTTGGCCGCCACGTGGACCTATTCCAACATCTACGGGGGGCCGGGCCCTGAAACCACGCTGCCGCTGCCTGAGTACGCCAGGTCGGACGACGACGACGAAAGCGATAGCCAACGGTTCACGCCGCAGCCCCCGACGCCGCGCGCCCCGCGGGGAGCTGATAGCGACCGTTTTCGCGATGCCTACACCAAGGAATTGAGCACGCAGGCCAGGCTGATCCAAGACGTGCTCGCAGCTGACGCCCAGAGGACGAGTGCTCGCCATGGCGCGCCGCTGTCGCAGCCGCAGGGCCAGAGCGGCTGGGGTGCGAATCTGGCGCGGAGCCTGGCACCAGCGGTTGGACAGCTCGCCACTGGACTGGTGCAGCAATTCCTCCCCGGCGGCTCCACGACCGCCAGCCAGATCGGCAAGACGGCGTTTGCGCCGGGATGGCAGACCTCGGCGTCCAATGCCTGGCGCGCCGGATTTGGAGTTTGAGCCATGTTCAATCCCTTCGACAGCCCGTCCGGCGAGATTTTCCAGCAGCGGCGTTTCACCGACGCAATCAACGACCAGCGCAGCGCTGAGACCGATGTGATGGGGTCGGCGATTCAGCAGGGGGGCTATGTCAGCGCCGCCAAGCGAGCCCGGAAGTACGCCAAGAAGCAGCGCCAGAAGGCCGCAGCCAGCGCCGCCAGCGGACCCAGCACCGGAGCGCAGATTGCTATGGGGCTGGGCAGTGTTGCTGTCGGCGCCGGCGTCAAAGCCGGTGTTACCGCCTTGCTCTGATGAGGCAGTCCCTGAGCGCAGACAAGATCGACGCCACGCGGCGGCTGATCGATGTGGCGCACGCGCGCTACCCATCGAGCGCCATCTGCTGGTCTGGCGGCAAGGATTCGATGGTGCTGCTGCATCTGCTGCATGAGCAGGGCGTTGATCGGCCGGTGATCTTCTTCCGCGAGCCCTGGCAGCCGCGCAAGTACGCCTTCCACGATCGACTCATTCGGGACTGGGAGCTGCAGGTGATCTCGTGGCACCCCAGCGGCGTGGCCTTCCAGCAGCGCGGCGACGAGTTCGAGCTTCAGAACCTCTACACCCTCGGCGATCGGCCGATCACCTGCCCCACCGGGATCATTCCTCCGCAGGATGGGCTGTCCTGGGCCTGTGCTCTCGACATGGCCAAGCGGCCAACCCAGGAGAGCCTCGATGTGTTCCCGCCGATCGAAGCCCTGTGGATCGGCCACAAGGGCTGCGACGAGGATGTCGTCCTCGGCGGCCCGGCCGGCACGCGCGTCGACGCCAAGGTGTCCCTCGGCTGCCAGGTCAGCCTGTTTCCGCTGCGGGACTGGAGCCACGGCGACATCTGGGACTACATCGAGATTTTCGATGTGCCATACGATCGGGAGCGCTACGTCCATCGCGGCGAGCGGGCGGAGCGGGAGTGCAACGCCGACTACGTGCACGCCTGCACCCGCTGCATCGACAGCAGGCCCGACGCGCCTCGCTTCGTGTCCTGCCCGAAGCTCGATGGCGCCATGGTTGAGAACGTCTCTTCCACCCTGCCGTGGATCGAGCCACGCCTGCCGTCTTACATGCAAGACGCGGAAGAAGCCCCCGCTGGCGCTGCCTAGAATCGCTGCATCGCAGCACGGCACCGGATGGCCGCACCTCTTCTATTGGCCGGGGGCCGAGCCTTCCTCCAGCGATTGGTAAGCGGCCCCCTGGCCGGAACCATTGCATTCGCGCCGACGGTCATCCAGGCGGCCGGTGAGCTCAACAGCGCCGATGGTGACCCTGACGGCGATCTGGCCGGCTTTGTGGGCTCACTGGCCCTGGGCGCCCCAGGGTTGGCGGCGGGCGGACTGGTTGGCCGGGCGTTGAGCGGGCGCGCGGTGCGAGGTGCCGCCAAGCTGGGCGGCAGGACCCTGGCCGGGACTTCACCGACCCTGAGGCGCGCGAAGCAGATCGGCGGGCTGACAGGCGGGGCGCTGGGCGCCATGGGCCTGGCCGGTATTGGCGCTGGACTGGGGCGCGCCGTGGCGGGACTGGGCAGCGATCCCTTTGACGAGCAGATCAAGCGGCAGGCACGCATGTTCGACCTCGAAACCGAGCTGCAGATCAAGCGGGCTGAGGCGATGCTGCCGGTGCAGCGCCTGCAGATGCAGGCCGCCAGGGAGCACGCAAAGGAGCAGGCCATGCTGGACAGCGAGCTGCGCGGCCTGGAGATGTACCGGCAGGCCCTGCTGGGCGCCGCTCAGCCGATGCCTGGGGCCTACAGCGATCCCAGCTTCAATCAGATGCTGGCGGGCGTCGTGCAGGGGGCGATGAGCTGATGGCGATCTACGATCCAGGCGCTGGCGCGTTTGCGCAGCTGATGGCCCAGGCGCCGCAGTTTCAGGCGGGCCCAGGCACCTTCACGCAGGCGGCCATCCAGAACGCGGCGAACCGGCTAAGCATTGCTGGCGACAGCATGGAGGCCGCCGCCCTGATCAAAAGCGAGCGCATTCGCCGCAAGCAGGCCCGGATCCTGCGGCGTCCTCAGCAGACCACTACCGGCGACCGGCTGCGGAGTCTCCTCGCATCAGGAGCCCTGACCCCGGGTGCGACTGGCGCGGCGGCTGGCGGCGGTGGTGGTGGCGGCTCTCGCACGGAAAGCCCTCTCAGCCCCCTGCAGCTGCTCAGGCTGAACAACCAGACGATGGACGAGCTGCTGTACCTGCGCGCCCATGCCCAGAAGCTGACGAGCGGCAGCGGAAACCTGACTGCGGGGGCGATCGGCGATGCCATGGGCGGCTGAGGCCTCTCGGGAGTGCCCGCTAGAGTGATCACAGTGACCGCTGCGCACCAAGGAGGGCGACTGTCGTGAGCTTTGCGCAGCGTGGTGCTGACTTCCTGGAGAATCTCAATCCCTTTGCGGAAGTCGAGCGGAGGAGGGAGCAGAGAAAGCAGGAGCGGGAGCGGGAGGAGCGGGAGCGGCAGGAGCGGGAGCGGCGGGCGCGAGATGACTACGACCGCCAACGAAAGCAGGAGGACATAAACCGGGATGTCGAGCGGGCGCGGATAATGGCGGGACAGACTTTCCAGTTCGGGCAGCAGGGGGCAGACGGTGAGCTGGGTCGCGCGCTCACGCTCAGAAACAGCGACATGACCAACGCCATGAAGGTCATCGGCGCCGCCACCCAAGGGAAGGTCGACGCAATAGGGGCCGGCTATCAAGGCCAGAATAGTGTTATCAAGAATCTCCTCAGAGGCCAGAAAGAATCCCAGACCAGCAAGCAGGACTGGGTCAAGGGGATCCTGGACGGTTACCAGGCGCACGAAAGGGGCGTACTCGGGGACCTGATCGGCCCGACGCCAGCGCTGGAGCAATTCAACAGAACCTATCTGACCGCACTGGATCGCACGATCGCGGCCGACGAAAGGCTTCAGGCCGCCGAGCGACCTCTGCGCTGGGCGGGCCTCGTACTACCCACAACGGCTGCGCTGGCCGCAGCCTTGATCGCGTAAGGAACCATGGCCAAGAAAAAGAAGAGCCAGAGCAACGCCCAGAGCAACGCCAAGCTGGTAGTCCAGGCATTCCTGGGCAAGAGCGGCAATAATAACAATAACAAGAGCGGCAATAAAAACAATAACAATAGCGGCAATAATAACAATAACAAGAGCGGCAATAATAACAATAACAATGGCGGCAATAATAACAAGGGCAAGAACAATGCTCCCGCCCCAGCCCGCGCGGCTGCTCCCGCCCCAGCCCGCGCGGCTGCTCCCGCCCCAGCCCGCGCGGCTGCTCCCGCCCCAGCCCGCGCGGCTTCTTCTGCTGCGACCAGCTCCCCTTACCGGGCGCCCGCCAGCAATCCGGTGAATCAGTGGGCTGCTGGTAATTCCCAGAACAACCTCGTGGCCGGTGCTGCCAACGACCTCTTCTACAACGCTGCCAGCGCCGACCTGCAGACCAGGAGCGACGTCAATTACGCCATGCAGATGGCGCCCCTGTCGCTTGAGTACCAGCAGGGGGCCCAGTCGATCATGACCGATGCCTTGCTGAAGCTGAAGGCAGCCGACGCTGCCATCGCCCGGGACCTGACCGAGCAGACTGGCCAGATCAACACCGGCATCGAGTCGATCCGAGCCGACACACTGAAGTACGGCGCGGATCGCCAGCTGGATAGCACGCGCCTCAACCAGCAGCAGGAGACGGAGCGCAGCCGCTACACCGCGGACAGCCTCGAACGCACTTCGCGCTTTGGACAGGAGCAGGAGACACAGCGCAGCCGCTACACCGCGGACAGCAATCGGGTTATCGGCCAGGACCGCAACCAGAGCGAAGAACGCCAGATCGGCCTGAAGGGGGCCGAGGAGCGCCGCACCTTGCAACAGGGCACCGACGAAACCCTGCGGCTGCGGGCGGATGCACGCGGCGCGATTCGCAGGGCCGGCGCGCGCTTCTATGGCTGACCCCTGCCCGGGAGTCTCCGCATTCCTGTCATCGCTGGATCACGATCAGCGGGAGCGCTTCCTCGCGGAAGCAGAGAGTCGCGACTCCACGATCCAGCTCTGGCTGTATGCCTGCGCCCTCGGCTACGAAGGCGATTTCCTGGAGCTGGGGCGCTGGCAGGCCCAGCGCTACCCGCGCCTCAACCGCAGGGTCGCCCTGACGTCGGAAGCCGTTCGCCTGGAGCGCGACATTGCGGACCTGCGGGGCAGCTCGTCAGCGGACCCCCGCTGCGTCGCGGCCCTGACCAAGGAGCTGCGCGGGACGCTGGTCGAGATCGAGCGAATGGAGCAGCGCCTGGACCGCCGCGGCCTGCTGCTCACCGGTGCAGATCGCCTGCTGCGGATCCTTCAGGACGCCTTCCCAGAGGATGAAGAAATGGGGCGAGTTCTCGAGGAGTCGTACGAGACGTTCCTGGCGCAACTGGAAGAGCGCTGAGTCGCTACATTGCCAGCCATGGCTGGCTCTACGATCGCCCAGGCGCGCAGGCGCACGATGAAGGCGGCGGCCAAGCGCGTTCCCAAGCGCGCTGCTGCGGACGCGTCGGTTCCAGCGGAGATTCAAGAAGCGCGTGACAGTTTCGCGGCCTTTTGTGCCCGCATGGGCAAGCCCGCGGCGGCCCACATGCTCCCCTGGCACGACGATTTCGTCAGCGGCGAGAGCAACGACCACCTGCTGGATGTTGCCGGCCGCAACACCTGCCTGCTGAGCCCGCGGGGCTCGGCCAAGAGCACCGTCGTTGGCCTGCTGTGTGCATGGCTGATCGGCCGTCATGCGCTGCAGAAAAAACTGCTGCGCATTCTCTACGTCTCCTACAACGTCGATGTGGCGCGAGGCAAGAGTCTCGCGATCAAAACCACCATCCAATCAGCGGACTACCAGGAAATTTTTCCGATGGTGCGCCTCTCCAAGACGCGCACTGCTGATGAGCTCTGGTCGATCGACTTTGATTATGCTGGCGTCGACATTCGAGGGGAGGATGCGTTCACGCTGGCCTGTGCCGGCTTGCGCGGTTCGATCACCTCTAAGCGCTCCAGCCTGGTGATCCTGGACGACCTCATTAAATCCAAGAAGGAAATCATCAACCCGGAAGTGCGCCGGGAGATGGAGGCGAACTGGAACAGCGTCATCGTGCCGACCATGTTCCAGGGGGCCCGCGCGATCGCCCTGGGGACACGCTTCCATTTCGACGACATCTTTGCGACGACCTTCACGGAGCGCAACGGCTGGACCGTCAAGGTCCAGAGCGCCCTGGAGTACGGGGACGACGGCGAGCCCCGCTCCTACTGGCCCTCGATGTGGAGCCTGGGCTACCTGCTGGAGCTGCAGCGCAAGGACGGGGTGTCCTTCGCGTATCAGTACATGAACCAGGCGGTGCGCTCCACCGAGCTGGGCGTGTCACCGGAGCTGTTCGTCAAGGGGGCGGTGCCCGAGGTGTTCGATCAGGTGGGGGTGGGCATGGACCTCTCGGCTGGCTTGTCTGAGCGCAACGACTGGACGGTGTTCACCCTGGGCGGGCGCGAGGGCGATAAGGGCTACGTGATCGACTACCGGCGCATCCGCTGCATGGGGAACATCGAGAAGGTGGAGGCCCTGTGCGAACTGCTGGCGGACTGGAATCTGCTGCAGCGCTCCGGCGAGCGCTACCGCCCCACCGCGTCGGAGGTGCACATCTGGGCGGAATCGGTGGCCTACCAGAAGTCCTTCCAGGGGGACTTCAAGCGCATCGCCTACGAGGACTGGGGGCTGGTCAATCTGCGCGCTCAGCCGGTGAGCGGCGTGCGGGGCGACAAGCTGGCCCGCTTCCGTGGCGTGATGGGCCTGTTCGAGACTCACCGGGTGATCTTCAACAAATACCGCGACTTCCAGGTGGTCTTTGACGAGGTGCTGAACCTGGGCCACTCGGCCCACGACGACTGCGCCGACTCCCTGCAGATCCTCCTCGACCAGCTGTTCCGTCGAGGGGTGGCTGAGGTGGACTACTGAGCAGGCCGCCGAACCTAGGATGCCACCATGAGCGATCAAAGCGACAGCTCCTTCCAGCAGATCCTCGAGGCGGCGCGCAGTCGCAAGGGGACGGGAGGTGGCGACACCACCATCATCACGGGCCATTTGGCCCAGATGCGCCTGTTCATGATGCGGCAGGGGGTGGAGTTCTATCCCCGGCAGGACAGCTACGGCTTTCGCAAGCAGTTCATCACCCGGGTCGTCGAGGAGAACGAGGTCGACGCGCGCCTGGAGGGCGTGGCCGACAATTTCGTGATCGATGGCAAGGGCCTCTGGTTCTTCCGGCCGGTGCGCGACACCTACCGGATCATGTGGTTCAACAAGGACAGCTATCGCGCCTATCGCGACTCCTACGAAGAGCTCGAAGAAGTGGACCTGATCTACTCCTACAGGGAGCGGGCCCGCGGCAACCTGGCGCTTGCCCCAGCAAGCGGCGGCTTCACCGAGAAGTGGGTGCGCCTGGTGGTGCGCCGCGACATCATCATCGAGACGATCAGCGACGACAAGCCGTCGTTCGATGATTCGACCCAGGGCCTGCTGTATCTGCCTCCCGGCGTCCGCAATGCCCAGGCCGGCCGGATGGGGCGTGGCGGCAGGGAGACCCGCAACTCGCTGGGATTCATCCCGGCGGTCGAGGCGTTCAACAACATGCTCGCCTCGGGCATGGATGCCACCGGGGACTTTGCCGGGCTGGAAGGGCACATCCTGGTGCACGACGCCCTGGTGCGGAACATCCGCGAGAACATCCGCTTCTACGGCAATCCCACCCTGGTGTCGAGTCGCCCTCGCCACGACATGGTGGAGTCCGGCGACAGCCAGGCGCGCCGGCCGACGATCGCCAGCCGCTCCGACTTCTCCTCGCGGGGCCTTGCGCCGTCGTGGAGCAACCAGGGCGGCGGGCGGTTCGACCTGACGGGGGCCCCGTCGCTGACCAGCAATGTGCGGGTTCCGCGGCTGATCGCCAATATCGAGCCGACGGACCGGGTTCAGTACATCACGCCCAACGCCGTCAGCGGCGACCAGAACCTCTACGCCAGGCAGTACCGCGAGGAGATCCGCACGGCCCTGGGCGGCATTGACGAGCTGGGCATCAGCAGCGGCGCAACCGCCTACGAAATTCGCAGTCTTTTTGGCCGTGCCGCTACAACGGCTGCTCGTAAATGCCGAGGGCTGCTGACCTACGGGCTTTGCAAGTTGCTGGCCTTGATGGTTCACCACGAGGAGCGGATCTTCCGGGAATCCTTCTCGGCGGTCACCAAGCTGAACCCGCCGGAAGCACCTCTGCGCGAGCAGTTCGAGGGCGACACGGCCGAGGAGGATTACAGGAAGGCTGAGCAGGCCTATCGCGACGCCTACGCCGCCTACGAGCAGAAGCTGGAGCAGCGGATCACTCAGGCCATCGAAAGCCAGGAGATCCCTCCCGGGGTGATGGGACTGATCCCCGACGGCGACTCCCGTGTCGAGTGGCGCTGGCGCGGCCCGGTGTTCGAGGAAAGCCCGGAAGACATCCTCAACGCCTCGATCGTGGTGCGCAACCTGCAGGAGCTTGGGGTCAATTCGATCGAAGCCCTCAAGCACCTGTTCCCGTCGAAGACTGACGAGGAGCGCAGCGCTATGCTTTCAGGGTATCCGTTCAGGATGGCCCAGGCCACCCAGCAGAGCATTGGAACCTTCCTCTCGCTCATCGGGACCATGCAGCAGGTGCCTCACCCGCAGCGCCCCGATCTCCCTCTGCTGGCCGACGCTCGACTCGACCTGGTTCCGTTCCTCTACAGAGCCTTCGATTTTCTCAAACGCGAGCTGACCTATGCAGGACAATTCAGCGATGCCGCAGGCGCCTCAGGCCCCGCAGAGCTTGAGCCCCTCGAGCGCGCCCGCGCCAACGCCGGCCTCCCCGCCGAGCTACCAGGCTCCGACGCCCCCATCTTCTTACCCGACAGCGCCCAGCCCGGTGGCGGATCCGTGGCAGGCGTCGTACCAGCGGCTGAGCGAAGGTTTGAACGGGATGCCCCCATCCCCGCCCCCGGCTCAGCCCTGGCCCGCAGCGCCACCGGCAATGGCCTACCCGGCAGCTTACCCTTCGGCTCCGGCAGTCTCCCCGGCCGCGTTCAGTTCGGCGATGCCGACTTCGCTGCCCCTAGCAATGCCGGCGTCTTTGCCGACCTTTCCCAGCGTGCAGCCGAGCGTGCAGCCGCAAGCCGCGGAGCCCGCGGCCGACGGGTTCCTGGGCGCCGTCAGCGACGAAAGTCTTGAGGTCCTGCAGCACTTCGGCCCTGAAGCCCCCGCGCTGCTGAACCGCTACGCCTGCACCGTGGAAGACGCCCTGCTGGCCCAGGCGCAGCAGAGCAATCAGGCCCTGGCGCAGCTCCAGCAACTGGGCGAGCAGCTGCAGCAGATGGAGGTCGCCCTCAATGCCACCGTCGAGGACAACAAGGCCTACAACGCGCTGACGACCGATCCCGAGCTGCTCGCTGAGTATGTCAACGAGTTCTTCGGGCCCGATGGTCCCGTGCCGGTCGAGATCGAGGAAGATCGCCTGAGGGCTGACGTGCAGGCGGCGACCCCCGCCTACCAGCGTCCCCAGATGCCGATGCCGGCCCCTGGTGCCCAGGGCGGCGGTGGCAGCGTCTCTGCTGATGACTTCTGGAACACCTTCAACCAGGTGGCCACCACCCGTCCCCAGGACCTCTACAAGTTGCTGGACGCCGCCCAGGTTCAGGCACCTGACCTGCTGGCCTCCAAGGTGCTGATCAGCACGGGAGAGTGAGATGAACGTGCCACCGGGCTTTCTGACGCGCGTTAGCCCCACCGGCGAGGGACTGGCTCACGCGGCAACGCGCCAGCAGCAGGTGTTCAATCGTGCCTTGGCGATGGTCCCATCGGCGGATGTCGCCGACGTGACGGCCTTGAGCGAGGCGCAGCGAGGTGCCATGGTGGCCGCCACCACGGCCCAGCACCGGCAGTCACAGGCCATGCAGCAGCAGGCGGCCCAGGCCATGGCGGGCCCTGATGCGGCCCAGCTCTGCTGCCTCAGCCACCGCTCCAAGATCATCGGAGCGATGAAGGCCCAGGGAATGCCGACCCCTGGACTGGACGCCCTGGGCGCAGCGCTGCAGGGCTGATCGATCCAGCGGGCGGCGAGCCTGGCGCCGGCTGCTCGCTGGATCACGCATGTGACCGGTCCTGGCGCTTGCCATGGCTAGCATGGCCCTGCACCCGCAGTGAATCATGCGCCTTGCTGGGAGCCCGGAAATCTTTGAGGCGCTGAAGACCCATTTCGTCAGCGACGATGTCCCGCCCCAGGCGGCCGGGCATCTGGCTGCCGAGGTGATGACCCATGGCGAGAGCGCGGACACGCGCATCGACCAGTTCTTCGATTACTTCGCCCGCTTCCGGGACCAGGGCTTCAGCGAGGACGCGGCCCAGCATCTGGCCATCGAGGCCATGGAGGGTCGGGAGCAGGAGCCGCGGCGAACCCTGCGGTTCGCAGGCGTTCACGGTGGCGATTGACTGCGGCCCACTTTTCCTGACCGCCCTCATGGCCCTGATCCCCCTGCGTCAATACGCGCTGCACACCTCGCCAACGCAGCGCCACCAGCTGGAGTTCTGGGACGCGCTCGAGGCCAGCCTCACAGAAGAGCAGCGCCAGTTGTACGGCACCGGTGGCGCCCTGCGCAGCAAGTGGGCGCCGCCGGTGACTGAAGCGGGCCCAGCAGAAGGTATCGACAACCATGCCGTGGCCCTGGCGGCGGGGCTGATCAAGGAGTTCGAGGGCCTGGAACTGGAGGCCTATCCCGATCCGGAGACCGGCGGCGATCCTTGGACGATTGGCTGGGGGTCGACCGCCTTCGAGGATGGCTCCCCTGTGGTCCGGGGTCAGCGCATCACCCGAGAGCGGGCCGACCTGCTGCTGAATCGGCGCCTGGCGCGCGACGTGCGACTGCTGGCGATGCGCATCACCGGCTGGGGCGGCCTGAGCGCAGGGCAGCGGGCCGCCCTGCTGTCCTTCTCCTACAACTGCGGCATCGACTGGTACGGAGCCGAGGGGTTTCGCACGATCACGGCGGCCGTGCGCAGCCAGCACTGGGACGAGGTGCCGGCCGCCATGGAGCTTTACGTGAACCCGGGCGGGCCGTCGGAGACGGGTCTGCGCCGGCGCCGCCAGGCTGAAATCGCGATGTACCGCGGCGAGAGCAAGCCGCCGGCGATCAGCCCATCGGCCGTGGTGCATGCGGGCATCCAGGAGTGGTCCACCAAGATCCAGGCCCTCAAGCTCAGCCAGCCCGATGCTGCGACCTGCCAGGCGGCCTGCATTGCGATGGCCGTGCGAGACCCCGACATCATGGGCGTGCGCCGGCGCCTGCAGCAGATCGGCGTCGCTGGTGATCCGGCGGTGATGGGGCGCGTGATCCGCGATTACAAGGTGCCCTACCAGTACGAGGGAAGCGCCTCGCTGAAGCAGGTGTATCAGTGGCTGCGCGATGGCGAGCTGCTGATCACTCACGGCTGGTTCACAGCCTCCGGCCATGTGATCGTTCTGGATGGCCTGCGCTTTGATGAACCCAGCGGCCGCTACCTGCTGAATGTGGCCGATCCGTGGTCAGAGTTCGACGCGCCCTCCTGGGCCTACCGCTCAAGCAGCAAGTTCTACGACGGCTTCTATTCCGAGCTGTGCATCTTCGCGGCCTGTGTGGCGGGCGGCAGCGTGAGCCATGCCCGCGACCTCTACCGCGCCGGCAGGGTCAATCGCGACCAGCGCGCGATGTGGGTGCATCGCATCCAGCCGGAGTGATCAGCGCTCTTTGAAAATCAGCTGGCCGATGGCAAATCGCAGCACGTCGCCGATGGCCGTCGAAGTGGCGGGCGAGAGTGCCGAGTAGTTGAGGAAGTTGCCGCCCGCCAGCGCATCCCAGACGCCGACATGGGTCAAGGTGGCGCTGGCTAGGACGCTGTTGCTCAGGACGACCGCTGCGGTGTTACTGATCTGGAATCCGCCGCCAGCGGCGGCCACCGGTTCACTGAGATTGGCGCTGGAGAGGGTGCCCCGGCCGCCGATCACGCTGTTGGTGACGTCACTGTTGATGCCGTTCACGCCGGGGTCAGCGGTGTGAAGGCTCAGGTAGAGATTGGCCGGCGCGGCGGGGGCAGCCGTGCCTCGCAGCCAGTTCAATTTGGCCTCGGCGAGGTACTGAGAGGATGCCATGGCGTCGATGCAGTGGGACCATTCTGGCGGGGCCGCATCAGCCGTATGGCGACAGGCGCTCCAGGGTGGCGGTGATCGAGGCTTCCGATTCGATGGCGCTCTGCAGGGGCGGGGTTTGCACCAGGCGAGCGGCGATCGAGGCCTCCATGGCGATTTCGGCGCTGACTGGACTCAGCGACAGGCGCGCCGATAGCAGCGATTGCATCTCGATTGTGGCCACCAGGTCCGGCTGCGGCACCACTACGACCTGGATGCGATAGGGCAGCTTGGGCCACTGGGAGCTGGTGACCACAAAGCGATACTCACCCGGCGGCATCAGGGCGCCGAATGGGGACTCGAACGGGAGATCGACGTCCTCGATGGTCCCGCGGACGATGGTGGGCGGACCTTCGGTGAATTGGCAGTCGAGCTCGCAGTAGCCGCTCTCCCAGTAGCCGCAGTCGACATAGCCGATGTCGATGAGTACCGGCGGCGAGAGAATCTCCAGGGCCTGCAGGTCGGCGATCTGCGAGTTGGCAAAACCGTCGGCCCCCAGGGCGATCGGCCCGCCCTCGCCCTGCAGCGAAAAGGTGATGTACTGGTCGGTCCAGTAGTTGAGCTTGACGCGCCGCATGCCGATGCGCGCTGCTTCCAGGGTGCGGAATCGAAAGAAGAGGCTCTGGGTGCCGGATTCGGCGCCGATCTCGCCCTGGATGTCCAGCCTGAGCTCGCGCACTTCGCCGAAGTCGCGCGGCTTGTGCACCGAGGCGTAGCGGACATAGCGCGTCCGGTTAAAGCTGGGCGTCGTGGAATCGCTGCCGCCGTAGGCGCCGATGGCGTCCTGGACGGCGTTGGTCTGATCCATGGCGCCCTCAGCTGAGTGCAATCACAAGGCCGATCGTCAGCTTGGAGGCCCGCTCGTCGATTGCCTGGGCCACGCGCAAGGGCGTCATGACCGTGGCGTTGTCGGCGCCGAGGCGGGCCTGGGCTTCTGTGGAGATGTCGCCGCTGTCGTACTTGGTGGCCTCCAGCTGGGCGATGTCCTGGTTCAGGCCGGTGAAGTTGCTGTCAACTGCCTGGAAACTGAGGGGGGAGCCCCTGCTGGCACGGGTGGTGATGATGGCCACTGGGCTGCCGTCGCTGGAGGGATTCTAGGAATGGCGAGCCAGGCGCTCCCACCCGGTAGCGAGCCGCGCGGGAGATCGATTGCTGCAGTGGGGAAACGGCAAAAATCCACTGCCCTGGCGGTGCTCCTGGTTGGCGCAGGAGCGGCCCCCTGACGCCGTTCTGCTTCGGGGGCGAGACAAGGCTAGCGGCAGCGCATGAGGTGTCTGCCATGCAGGGAGCCGCTGCGCAGGGCATGGGCCATCGAGCGATGCACATGGGGCCGCAGCCGCTGCACCAACTGCGCCATCGACTGGCGCGCCAGGCGCAGGGTGCGGGCATCGCCGCCCTGCTGCACCTCCTCGATGCCGAGCTTGCCCAGGTGGGCGGCCAGGGCGGCGGCATCGGCTTCGCTGGGCAGGGCGATGACAGCGGTGCCCCGGTCCCAGCGGCCGTGGAATAACCAGATATTGGCCAATCCGCGATCGCCGGCAATATCAAGCACCTGGGGCGTCAGCAGCGCCTGCTCGCCGGGGACGAGGAGCTCCAGGGCCCGCTCAAAGCCGTCGTGCTGCAACCGGGCGCGGCTGACGTCGTAGTAGAGCTTGCCGGGCACCTGATCGATGACGGTGCGCACCGGACCGGCGCCGGCTTGCTGCAGTGAGCGCACCTGATGCAGCAGGTAGGTGTGCTCCACCTCTGAGCGGCGTAGCTCCAGCCACGGCCGCTGGCGGGTGCCCTTGCGGCGAAGCACGCCGCCACCGAGGGCGTACCCCAGGGCCAGGCCGACCAGCTTGGCGGTCACGGCGCCTCGGGCAGAAAGAGGTGCCGCCGGCTGGCGGGCGCGTAGGGCAGCAAGGCCCCCTTGAGTGTCGCCGCCGCGGCCGCATCGAAGACCAGGCGGGGGCTTTTGAGGGCCCGGCTGCCGCTGCACCCCGGCCGGTGACCGGGCGGCAGCACGGAGGATGGCGCTCCTGTCAGCACCTCCAGCCAGCCGCTGATCAGCTTGGCCTCTGCTTCCATGGCGCCGACGCGGCGCAGGATCGTTGGCGCATCGGGGGTGGACGGCGGGCGCGCGCCTTCGGCCCAGAGCCAGGCGGCTGCTTCATGGCCGACCACATCCAGCAGCGGGCGCGTGATTTCGCGCTCCCCTTCCGGGTAGAGCAGGTTGTAGATGGGGTCGAGCAGGGGGCTCGAGAAACGAAAGCGCAGGATCGGTGTGCCATCGCCGCCGCCGGGGCGACGGGTGCGGTAGGAGCTGATGCGTGCCCGGGTGGGTACGACCCTGCGGATTTCCTCGACCTTTTCTTCCAGGAATGACATTTCACCATCACCGCCATGGATCGTTGCGGTGATGTGGGCCTGGGATGGGCTCCGGCTGCGGGTCAGGTAGCCGTCTGCCAGCAGCAGCCCCAGAAGTCCGCGGATGTCTTTGGCGCTCATTTCACCCAAAGCGACCTCCTTACTGTAAGAGGTAGCAAGCGGTCTGCTTGCCAGCAAACCCTTTCATTCGGAGCGTTTCACCCATGTGGGTTGAAAATGATTTCCCGAAGATTCTGGGCGCCGAGCTCTATCGGCCTCACCCTGCGTACGTCGTCGAGATGGCCGTGGACCCCGTCGTGGTCCACGATTTCGGAGCCCAACCCGGGCAAACCGTTGCCCTCGACCGGTATCGCTATTGGGGCAACCCCGGGACCAAAGACTCCCGGGAGCGCACGGCGGATCAGACTCTCGGCACGGCGTCCTCTCGCAACATTGTGAAGGACAAGGTCAATGTGACCTTGAAGGAATACACCGGCCCCGCCGATTCCAGCGACCCCACCCAGCCGAGCACCTTCAAGGTGGCTCGCGAGACGCTGATTACCTCTCAGCGCCTGCTGCTGGATACCCGCAATCTGCCGGCTTTCCACCAGTCGATCGGCAGCATGACGCTGCTTGACGATTATCGCCGCTGGCGCGATCGCGTCTTTGCGGACGAGCTCTTCAAGGCGGAAGCCAACGGCAAGGCCGACAGCACCCGCGGCGGCTATTTCTTCCCCAAGGGCAAGACTCGCACCGGCACCACGGTCGAGGCCTACGGCGCCAACCAGTCCGCCAAGTTCGGCGTCAAGGATGACCTCCTCGATGTGGTCACCGAGATGCGCAAGCGGAACGTGCCGACCTTCGCGGACGGCTACTACCGCTGCATCGTCGATCCCACGGCGATGAAGCACCTGCGCCAGGACAGCGACTTCCGCGAAGTGGCTCGTTACACCGGCCAGGGCATGGTGGACCCCATGCAACCCCATCTGGCGCCCAACGCCAGCTTCTACCTGGGCATGGGCCCCGCCTATGGCCAGGCCGGCTTCGTGGCCGGTCAACCAGTCATGCCGACGGGCTTCCTGTTCGAGGGCGTGCGCTGGTTCGAGTCGACCAACCTGCCCGACAAGAGTTTCACCGCCACCATCCCTGTTGCCAGCATCAGCGCTGCCGTCACCACGGCTGCTCCGATCCTGTTCTTCGGGATGCAGGCCGTGGGCGTCGGCATCGGTGGTGACAATGCCCAGATCCTGTTGAACAACAACGACGATTTCGGGCGTTACATCATCATGGTGTGGTCGCTGATGGCCGGTTTTGAGGTCCTGAACAAGGACTTCATCACGGTTGCCTACTCGTTCGTTTACTGATCGGAGGTAGCCATGACCAAAAAGATCTATCCCGGCAACTACGTCAACCCCCTGAGCGCTTACCAGAGCCAGGGCATTGTGGGTGTCCCCGGCCGGCTGTTTGTCCACAAGGTGGGCTACATCAAGGTTGACTCCACTCCTCGCACCGAGTTCAACGTCATCATCCCCAGCCCCGACAAGCGGCCGGATGACAAGCCCCGGCCGGACATCACCGGCCTGGTGGTGCCCAACGGCGCCCATGTGTACTTCCTGGGTCTGCGGATCCTCGATGCACGCAAGGATCCCGGCATTGGCACCGCCCGCTCCGGGCTGATCTGGGGCAATGGCACTGACCGGATCAAACTGGCCAGTGCCGTGAGTGTCAACGGTGCGGCGATCACCGCCACCACGTTGAGCACCACCCCGATCAACGATGCCAGCCTCACCGCTGATCCCCAGAGCTCGGTGTTCAGCGTCATCACTCCGGTAAAAGCCACCGCCGAGATGACCCTGAAGCTCTACTACGACAACGGCAGCACCGCTGCTGGCAACGCCGCAGGTCTGACCTCGGCCGAGCCTGGCGGCAGCTACCTGACGGCAGAGGTGGCCTACTTCATCGACGACGAGGCTTCCGATGCCTCCGCGTTCGGCGGCCTGCCTGCCGTGGTGGAGACCGTCTGAGGGTGACTTCGGAGCGGGGTGCCTGCAAGGGCCCTCCGCTCCGTCTCCCTAGGATGGCTCCACGTCCTCCTGCAGCTCCTCTGACGGGGCAGGCGCATGACCCTTTATCAGAATCGCAGAAACGGGCAGATCGTGGAGCTGATCAGCTATCACGACGCCGACTACGCCATGGTCAAGAACCAGAGCGGCGCGATCTCCTATCCATTGCGGCGCGACCTGGAGGAATATCAGCCCGGCCACGGCCGCACGGGCGTCACCTTGGCCTCTGCGGCTGACGGCAGCGGCGACAACAGCGAAGGCGATGCGCCTCCGGCGCCGACCATTCCCGCCGACACCCGCCTGAATGTGAACACGGCGACCGCTGAGGCGATCGCGGCTGCCATCAAGGGCGTCGGCTATTCCACGGCCAAGAAGATCGTCGAGCTGCGCATGAGCCTGCCCGGCGAGAAGTTCATCAACCTCGAGCAGCTCAAGCAGGTCGGCCGCGTCGACTGGGAGCAGGTGCTCGCTGAGGATCTGATCTACGTGGCCTGAGTTCCTAGAATCGGTCGAGGCCAGCCAGGCGCGACTGCGTGGAACTCAATCCGTACGACAAGTCGCGCTGCCGCTTCCACCTGGGCTTCAACCTGGGCGCGCAGGTCCCGGCCGGCGATTCCGCTCGCCTGGAAGAGGCGATGGCGCGCATCCCTGACAGCTACTTCTACGGCCGCGTGCTGGAGCATCTGGACCGGTGCGACCGGACCTGGAAAGCGTCGGAGATCCTGCGCGATGAAACCCAGCCGATGCCCAGTCGCATCGAGCGGATCACCGGCGACACCGACCGGGCGATCTACCAGTCGGACCCCCTGAAGTCCGACCAGATGTACCGGGAGCTCTACCTGCGGGAGGTGGATCGCCTGGCCGAAACGCTTTACGTCCCCAACTACCGGCGGGAGGACGTTCGCCGCTATGCGTTTGCGCGCAGCGGCGCTGAGTTCATCATGGCGGTTCCTGGCCCAGCCGATACGGCTGTCGGGACGCGCGTGGCGACTTTGACCGGCTCATTCAACTGGAGGTAGGACCATGCCAGCGCCCTGGGATCCATTGGGCTGGGCCCGGCAGATGTTGCAGGGGACGGGCTACGTCCAGCCCCGTATCCCAGGCATCCCTGGCCCAACAGCTGCCGAGCGCATTCGCAGCACGGCCGGAAGGGCTGCTTCCGCCATCCAAAGGGCCGTGCCGGCCGCGCAGCGTGCCGTTCGGGGCGCCCTGACGAGACCCGCAGCCACTCAACTGCGCATCCCCGGGCTGCGCGTGCCCGGCGGCGGCGCCCCCGCTGCCGCCTTGTTCATGCTGCCGCAAGCCGCGCATGGCGCCTACCGCGGCGCCCAGGGGCTCTACGAGGGGGCGGAAGGCCTGGTGCGGGGACGCCCCCTGCGCGAGACCAGTCGGCGCATGGCGACTCCGGGCTACCAGTCCGCAGGCGGTGGCGCTTCTTCGCTGCCGTCCAATGCTCGGGTGCTCTCCCAGTACCCCCAGGGCGTGCCGGGCGCCGGCGGCTCTTCTTCGCTGCCGTCCAGCGCCAGCGTGCCTTCCCAGTACCCGCAGGGCGTGCCGACAGGAGCCGCCATGGCAACTCCTGTTGTCCCTGGTCGCGGCACGGTGCCGGTCAGTGCTCCCGGCACTCCGGCCCGCGAGCGTGCCTACCGCTTGGCAGTGCAGCAGGGCGGCGCTGCTGCATCACCGGCGCCGACACTGCCAGCCGCCAGGGCGGCGCAGGCGGCAGCCCCGGCTGCCAGCGGGGCGGCGCCGGCAGGGAGGCCGGGCTGGACGCCTGAGCAGATCGCGGCCGCAGAGGCCCGTGCCGCCGGCAAGGCGAGCCGGGATCCCCGCAGCCCCGACTACTGGGCGCAGGCCGACATTGCCGCCTGGGCCGCCGCCAACGATACGCTGGCCAAGGATCTCAAGCGCAGGGTCGGCTACCAGGAGCCCTCCCCCGGCGGCACCTACGTCGACGCTTCCGCCCTCCCGAAGGACCTGCCGGCCATGGCCCAGGCTCCGATCCAGTGGCAACCGGTGGGACCGGAGCAGACCTCTCCGTCGTTCACCACCCAGGGCGTGGAGCTGCCGGCCTACGCGCCTGGTGACCTGCTGGATCCATCTCGCAGGCCTCCCGCGGGATCGATGACCAGCCAGCCCATTCAGTGGCAGGCGCCGACGCCCGAGCAGATGTCTCCGTCGTTCACCACCCAGGGCGAGGGGCTGCCGCCCTATTCAGCCAGCGACCTGCTGCGGCGCCGCGGCGTGCGCAACAGTGAGATGTACCCCATCCTGTGACCATGAACCTGGCTGAACTCTCCAGCGGTCATCCCGACCCTCGCGCCCGCCGTGATCCGCGCTTCCAGCGCAACAACACGCTGAACACCCAGATGCTGCCTCCGGCGGCCGTGCGCTACGGCACGATCTACGGCGACGGCGCGGTGCTGCACCAGTTGCCGGGCGTGCAGTTCACCGATGCGCGGGCAACGCCGGACCCCAACCCGGCTGCCCTGACGCCGCAGCAGAGCCAGGCCGGCGACTTCTTGGCGCAGTTCACCACCCAGCTGCCGATGAGCCAGAGCCAGGTCGCCAAGGGTGATCACCAGGCGGCGATGCGCCGCGGCATGTTCACCAGCCTGAGCGGATCGAGGGCTCAGAAAGGTGGCTATCCGCCCCGTCTAGCATGATCGAGACGGCGCGCACCGACAGACACAGTGAGCAGCTCCAGCACCAACAAGCAGCCCCTGCTGATCGATCGGCCGCTGCATGAATGGGTCACCCTGGGGGCCACCCCGGCGCTGGCGACCGCAACCAACTATTCGACGATCGTGGGCGGCGGCTGCTTCCCCCTGGTGGACTGCAGCGACAACGATGGCGCCACGATCGACAGCCTCTCGATTGTGGCCACAGAGGCCGGCACCACTGCCGCCGTGGTGCTGTTCTTCCTGAGTTCTTCGCCGACGCCGTTTGGTATCACGGCGGCCAACACGGCCCTGGTGGCATCGGCGGCGATTCTTTCGAGCACCGCCGGACAGCGGACCAATGTGCCGCTGCCACTGCTGACGGTGCCGGTGCCGCCCCTGGGTGCCGATCCCGCCCCCAGCGAGGCGGCCAAGAAGAACACCGCCTTGATGGTGCCGGCCGGGCGGCTGCTGTACGCGGGCCTGAACACGGCGATCCAGGCGCCGACGCCGGCCACCGGGGTCAATGTCTTCGCGCAGGGCGGGTATTACTGATGCCGCGCGGGGTCGGCAGGCCGGTCGATGGCATCGCCCGCCTCGGCGACGTGAGCAAGCCGCAGCGGTCGCGCAAGGCGGGCAGCTACCGCACGGCTGAGCGCGGCGGCGGATCCGGTCAGACCGGCGGCACGGTCTACCCCACGATCCTGGAGGCCTACAACCGTGACAGCGACTACAAGCGCTGGCGCGCCGGCTGGGACTACTGGCAGGGCAGCGGCAAGAGCTGGGCCGACCGGGAGGAGTCCTACCTGGTGCGCTCTCTGCGCGACTACGGCGCACCGCCGGGGCCGCAGCTGGTGGTGGTCACCTACTTCCCCAGCGATTCGTCTCCCGATGCGGCCTGGACGGTGGTGAACCGGCGCCGGGGAGCGATCATCCTGCCCCAGCCGCTGCGGGTCCAGGACATCACCCTGGATGCCAGCCACGCCCAGGTGGAGCGCCACCGGTTGATCCTGGATGTGAGCGGCACCTTGAGCCAGTCCCAGCTGAAGAATTGGAGCGCCTTCATCGGCGATCAGTTCGAGGATTCGGCGGTGAGCACCGCAGTGCCGCAGGGGCTGATCCCTGAGCCGATCGACACCATTGCCTACACCCTGGTGGAGGTC